CTTCATTGCCTTTGCCTGCTTATAGGCATCGCTCTCAAATAGCGTTAATGGTCCGTATGATACTCTGTCCATAAATTATCCTTATCCGAATTTTAATGGGCTAAGAAGACTGCTGATTCCGCCAGCAATCTGAGCAAAGTTCTGCGCCCCACTTGGCTGTCTTGAGATTGCCCCAACCTGCGCTCCGTAGGTGCTTCCAAGGTAATTAGCCTGCGATCCGTAGAGGTTCGCAAAGGTATTGGTAAGATTAACAGGAATACCTTGATCCACCGCTTGGTAAAACGGCTGATATGTGGAAGGCTGTTGATTAAACCCACCAGGCAAGGCTTGATTGGCTTGGATATACTGCTGCATAGCACCCTGCTGTGCGCCAGTACGAGCCTGCGCTAGATTGTAGATTGAAGGTCCGCCACCAATAAAGTTGGAAGCTGCGCCTAGTCTATTTTGACGCAATGCGTCACGGAACGCTATATCAGCTTTGAGCGCGTCACCAGTTGTCTGACCAGATCCAAGGAAGCTCTGCGCTGCTCCGTAGCGTGCAAGCTTGCGGGCTTCTCCAGCAGCACCAATCTGCGCGGCTTCTTGTACTGCTGGTCCAAGGCCAAAGATGTTTCCACGGGCAGTCTGTGCGGCTCGGATGGATTGCTCGTACCCACGCCGTTCTTCTGCTCCAATAGTCGATCCGAGGCGTAATTGATTAACAGCCTCATCTTGTAATGTCTGGCGAAGTTGCTCTGTTTCTGGTGTAGTTGTAGCTCCAATTGGTTCAGCAGCCATCTCGCGATACTGCTGACCAAGCCCAACCGCAGTCTTGTAAGACTCTGGATCAATCTGGCGTAGTTGCTGGCTGGCGCGCTCCTCTGGAAGCTGGAGGTATTCTCTAAATGAAGTGATTTGACTAGCGGCTTCAGGCGATCCAATTGTAATTGGCTTAAAATCTTTTATCTTGGAATCCGCTTCAACGACAGCACTCTGTACGCTAGACAAGTCTGACTTCAGTTGTTTGATGTAAGCCTCACTTGAGGTGCGCCTAGAATCTCCTTCTGGAAGCTGATTGATTAAAGTCTGGGCTGAATTAAGTCTTTCGGTAATGCCAGCAATTTGAGCGTTACCCCTGTCGGCAATATTTCTTAATGTTGAAATCCTGCTATTATTGTAATCGTTTACGATCTGATCGTCTGATACTTGAAAATTAACTTTACCCGAAAGTTCGGTAGAACCAAAATTGTTTTTAGCTGATAGGGCTGTTAATGCTTCGTTTTGTGCTGGCGTTTTAGCTGCCGCAACATCATATTGCCCGCCAGAACCCAACCTCTTAATGTTTGAAGCAATTGCGTCAAGCTCTGTTTGTCTTTTTTCTTCAACGGCTATTGCTGCTTGTTCTGCTTCGTATTCTTTTACAAGCCGATCTGCCTCCGCCTTTGTGCTTATTTGTTGCCCGCCAGCACTTTCTATTTGGCTCGGCCAATCGGATGATCCAAAATTAACGCCAGTTAATCCTATTTTGGAAACTTGTTGATTTTTACCTTTTTCATTTCCGCCACTATCTGAAATCGAGGCTACTTTACCTTTATAATAAACGTACATAAATTATTGCCCTAATCTTGGATTTGAGATTTTTGGGATAATGTCTCCGTAGAAGTCTGTGGGCGCAGCCTGTTGAGGCGCAAAAGCAACATTTGGCTCAACTGATGCGTAAGGTGATGTACCATAAAGCCTGCTAAACTGGCGGGTCATCTGATCGCCTAATCCTCGATTTAAGGCATAAGCTTGTGGGCTAGTCTCGTACTGCCTGCGGAGCGATTCTAGGGTGCGCTGTGGGCCGTACTGACGTTCTAGCTGTAAACCAGCCTGCACGCCTGCCTGTTGGTCTAAGGCTGATAACTGACGTTCCAGTGCGCGTTGTTGTGGCATATACTCGATGCGAAGCTTGTTTTCCATTGCGGCCATCTCTGGTGATTTCTCCAGATAGGTATCAACATTCATCCTGTAAGCTTCAGCATTGGCCTGAGCCACCTCTCCTGGGTTTGGAGGGGGAGGCGGTGAGGGAATAGAAGGCGATCCACCCATAGTGTTAAACCCTAGCCTTTCGCATAAATGTCATATAGTCGTAACTCCTTGGTTTGCCAGAACGATTAAAGGTGATCCGCTTGCGAGGACCGAATCTCTCCCATAGGAGCAACAGCAAGCATCGTAAGGATTTAGCACCCTTTGAGGAGATCGTCAAGTCAACAAATACATTCTCGCCTTCTTCGCTATGCACATAATGGTCAGCCTTTTGCCCATCCTTTATGCACCTAGCTAGAGCCACGCCAGCAATACCATCCTTATCCTTGACAATTCCGACCATGCCCTGCTTCTCAAACCATCCAAACCACTCAGCAAGGTTAGGCCACATCGACTCTGGGACACCGCTTTGCTCAATATACTCGATAGCCGTCATAGGGTTTTCTGGATCTCAATTGTATCTGGATTGGCCGCAGCCGTGATCTGACGTATAGCCATCTTGTTTGCTGCGCTTTGGATTTTGATATTTAACAAACGCCATTTCTGATACTTGCGAAGATCGCTTGCCAATTTTTTCTTTACTGTTGTTGGAAGAATAGCTGGCAATGTAAACTCTAAAGTTAATGCTGAACTTGAAATGTTTAGGTTTGGCTGGACATCAATATCACCAACATCGGTATCGCGCTGAATTGATATAGTTGTGTCTGTTGAAAACGAATCGTCAAAGATAACCTCAAAATGACTTCCATATTTTACAGCAAATGGATCACCAAAATTAAAGTCCTTTGTTCGGATATAGGACTCGTAGTTAAACACACCTGTTGATGTAGTTGTAGTTGTACCCGCAGTTGTCGTGTAAACTCCAAAATCTTGATAATCTGCTGTTGTGACTTGGGCTGATGTCTTGTATCCGCTATACCTAGTAATCTGTCCAGTTGTCAATTTCATCATCAATCTCAACCCTTGGTCTTGGAAGTTAGTCATTGCAAACTGCATTACATTGGGAGTCCATGTTCCCTCAAATGCCCCAAGGATTGTATTGTACACAATAATTGTATCGTTAAAATCGTTTGATCCAGTTGGTATGGCAAGGAAGTATCTGTTGTCGTAAAAGTGAGCAGTTGCTATTCCTATTTTAGCAACATTGATCTCTTGAATAACATCCTTGACTACTTCCGATAGTGGAAGTCCAACAGATGTGAAATCGTCTGCGGCTGAACGCACTAGCGACCTAATGCCATCATCTGATAGAAAGAATATGTCACTGTTGACTTGGACAGCAGATCCTTCTGCCACGCATCCAGTGTTGTTTGAGATTAACTCCACGACCCAATCAGCCGCAGTGGTTGCATCTGGAGGTATTGTAACTTGAAATATGCGCCTCTTCTTGAAGACAATAATTCGATTCTGGTAGTATTGAACAATTGCCGTAATTTCGTCTCCGTCATCTGCATTCACAACAATGCTGTTTGTTGAATCCCATACTGATGCATCAAGAATATCAGAAGCATAAAGCGTGTTACGATTTGAGCTAGATCCAACTCCAAATAGTCTGTTTCCAGTATTGATTAAAAGTCTTAAATTTAGAGGAGGAGGACTTACCGTTGCCGTAGCCGTAGCTCCAGCCCCATCGCCAATAATTGTTACTGTTGGCGCGGTAGAGTATCCCGATCCTCCATCTACAACCGTAACGCCAGTAACTGCACCGCCAGCAACGGTTGTGATTAGCGTTGGAAGTGTTCCGCCCCAATCTGGACCAGTAATAACTGCCGTTGCGCTTGTATATCCAGTGCCTGCGGTTGTAACTGTGATCGCCCTAACCTTGCCGCCTTGTCTTGTTGTGATCCCAGTGCCACCCGTGGAAGCTCCATCGAAAAAGTAAAGTGGACCATCCGCATCGGCCATGTACATCTTGTCGTTAAACTGAGCCATGCTTACCTTGACATCATAATTTGTAGCAAATCCATCAGCCCATTGTTGATTTTCATTATCCCAAATGCGGGTAGCACCAGTGAAATTGTCCCATATTTCATCTGCTGGACGCAGTTGCGCGCTACCATTTGAATCAATTGTGTAAAGCCTTCCTTGCGTAACGGCCACAAGCCTTTCAGATTGCGATGTGTCGTAATATCGCATTCCACCTATTGAGCCTTCCTGACTTGTAGCTGTCGTGCTAAAGCTTGTAACTCCCTTGCGGGTCTCAAGGCTACCCTTTGGGGATAAGGTCATATTGACCAATTGCTGAACTTGGTTCTCAGCTAATAGGTCGGATTGTAAACCACTGGCTTGACCACCAGCAAAACTACGGATTCCGTCAAACGCCAGAAGATCGTCTAAATTGTCCGAGTAGTACGGCACAATGACTCCTTTAGGCCGAGAACATTTCTTCGATGGTTAGCTCGCCAAGGCTCTGCGGAGTGATCTGTTTTACTCCTCCAACTTGGCTCAACTCGTAGTTAGCCATCAAAGCAAGATCCGCGTTGGCAGTCTGCGTGATAGCCTGTGCCTTGGCGTACTGCCGTTCACGCTCTAGTGCATCAGAATGAGTCAGGGCAAGAACCAAGTGATGAACGTGGGGTAAGCGAAGCTCGTCATCCAACGCGGTTTGGGATGGAGGAAAATCAACAATGATGTTTGTACGGGTAAGGCATTTTAGTTTTTCGACCACACGCAATGGAGTTGTTCCAGCAGTTTTCAACCTTGGATAAAGATTAAGTTCCGCAATTCCACTGCTGTTACGACCTGTAAAATGGTAGGTATCTGGATCTCCAGTACGCTCATCAGAGAGCAATCCTGGGTCTTGGCTGATAATTGTGGCTAGGTCGATAGGATCAACCTCTGCATCATTATAAGCCACAGAAAGAGGAGTCTCGACATTGCTGCCAAGCGTGACTAAACGAGTTGTTCCAACCGAATAGGTGGAATTAGTTACAGTCTCGCGCCATGGGGCAAAGTCCCATACGCGCCTATAGGCTAGGCTTGCTGCTTTCTGCAAGAAAGTAAGCGTATCCGAGTCGGTCTTTCCAACCTTCTCGCCTGCATATTGGGCGATTTCAGTTAGGGTCATTTACTCTTGGCTCAAAATAAAGCTAGGATCAATCTCAACTTCATTTTCATCAAAGTATTTAACTTCGCCAGTTGTGCAGTTTGATTCTATTCTTGCTATCATAAATTATCCTTCGTACATGATGTTGACAGAACCAGCGTCAAAAGTATCTGTTCCGTTGACTGTGGTGATGCGGACTCGATCTAATAAAGCACTTAGCGTTTTTTCACCAGCACCAAATGCAATACGAGCAGTAGATTGCCGTGCTGAACCAGAGAAAACCCATGTATTGCCGCTGATATTAGATATTGTAAAAAGACCGCTTAATGCGCTTGTAGCAGAGTTGTCGTTAGAAAATCCAAAGCCTCCTGTAAATTCAACAGACCCTACCACAGTACCTTGGATTACTCCACCATGAGCAAGATATGAGGTAGCTTCAATGCCACCACTATCTCCTATTTGAATTATCATATTTGATACGCCGTTAGTTGATACACCACTAAACATAACCGTAATCCGCTTAACCCAACTCGGAATACCAGTAAAATCAATTGCAGTTCCGCTTGTAGATGCAACAGCAGTTCCGCTTGTAAATGGTTGCGCCAACTTGGCTGGAGTTATAGATCCATCCGCAGGAGTCGATGAAAATGTTCCAGTTGTTGCTGACGTTATCCTACCCTTTGCATCGACAGTTAAGAATGGAATTGCTGTTACGCTTCCATAAGTTCCAGCCGTTGCCCCACTTGTCGCAAGCGTTGCTGTCCCTTGGCTAATTGTAAAGTCACCAGCAAGTGTAGTGGAAAGATTGGCAATCGTGCCAGTCGTGCTTCTTAGCGTAGAGATCGTTCCAGTCGTGCTGTTGAGCGTTCCAATTGTTCCTTGCGTAAATATTGCAGATCCTTCACTAATTGTTGCTGTACTAGCCGTTAGAGTTTGGATAGTTCCCCTTGTAATTGTTTCCGCAGTTGATGTGGTTGTTCCGAACGTGCCAGATGGAATAACACCGTTCGTAATCGTTCCATTCGCAATCGTGCCATTCGTAATTGTCGCACCAGTGCTAAGAGTGTAATTCCCTGTTGCACTTGTGTATTTCAAATTAACGGCATTTAGATTCGTATATGTGCTTAAAGTCAGCGCATCCTCAAACAATTCATTTACAGTTACTGACCTTGGGGCATCGGATGCGGTAAGGTCGGAATCTGCAATCAATAGCTTATCCAAGCTACCAACCGAAGTCATGGCCGTTTGATCGGTGATTAACGCTTGGTAGATGTCCGTCCCGTCAATAAGATTATGCAATGCTGCGGCTGTAACCGTTCCATTGGTTGCAAATGTCTGCGAACGATTGAATTTGATTGCCATATTAAGCTGCCACCCTTATTGCTGTTGCGTAAAGCGTGCCAGCAGGGATTGTTCCATGTGAAATTGTATCTGTATTAAGAATTGTGTATCTAATAACATTTGCACCCTCAACCCTAAATTGGCTCATCATTCTTGCTCCTGCGGCGGGAACTCCAGCAGTACCAGAACTTGAGCTAAGTGAGTTAAGTCCGCCCAAGACAATATCTCCAATTGCTGCACCAGAAACTGTAAATGTTCCAGTTGTTATATTTGATCCACTTGTTATTGAGTCAAGGTCTTGAAGTGTTGCGCCAGTAAATGCAGCAGTTCCATAATTAAATGCTGTGACTCCCCCAGTAGATCCAGTAATTCTAGCTGTACCAAATGTGGCAGAAGCAATCGTTGATACGTTTACCGACTCAGTGCCAATCGTTGCTGTTCCAGTAGATGCTGTAATGTTTGACCCAAAAGTGATATTTCCAAGTTGAAGCGGAATTGTAGCCGTTGAAATTGTGGCTGTGCTTGCCGACAGAGTTCCAATCGTAGCCGTTCCAGTTGAGGCAGTAATGTTAGATCCAAATGTAATTGCTCCAAGCTGAATAGGAATGGTTGCCGTTGATATAGTTGCAGTAGAAATGGTGGCGGTAGAAATTGTGGCAGTAGAAATGGTGGCCGTGCTGTTTGAAAGAGTACCAATTGTGGCTGTTCCGCTTGAAATAGCAACGCTGGAGCTAAAGGTTGCTGCGCCAGTTACGGCTAGGCTAGACGATAAGGTGGTCGCTCCGACAACATTAAATGTGCCTGTGCTTTGAACACCGTTGATTCCAACCGAAAGAGCCGATGATGTATTGTCTCCATCTGTAATAACCTCAACTGTACCAGCGGTTGGTAATCCGCCAGTCCCAAGCGTCTTGAGTAGCTGTGGATAGCTAGTAGCAATGTTCTGTGTTCCAAGTGTGGGCATTTAGTCTCCTAGTTAGAAAAGCGGTTTTTAAGGACATCCCAGGCCATTGAGCAAGCAAGCCCTATCAGCCCAGCTACAGCCAGAACCTTCGTCCGCAGGTGTTCTAGCGCACCTAATCTATTAGCAACATCCCCGTGGAAAGCAAGTGACCTTTCAACCATAGCGTAAAGCTGAAGCTGACGTTCCTCCATCCTGGCTAGGCGGATTTCCATGCTCCAGACTTGCTCTTCGCTCATGGCTTAGTAGCCCCCAAGTCGGATGCTGCACCCATATCTGAATAGCGCGGTAAAACATTGCTATCAACTGGCTTGTGAGAGCAGGAACATAGCAATAGGGCAATAAACATAATTGGCATTATAGTTCTTTAATCCATTTAAATGATTCGTCAATCTTGCGAGAAAATTCTCTTCCCAGCAAGTTATCCCAATCTTTTTTCAATGGCTCAACCTTATTGCGGATAGTGTGATCTCCATAAGGCCAGCCAAGTTCGTGTTCTGTTGTGTATTGTTCTACATTATCAAAGTCGTGAATTGGTGAGTCTAGTCCTAGGTAATTCCACACGGCTTGCATCGTTTCTTTTGGTTCTTCAGTCAAGGATTCAAAGTGAACAAAATGCAACTTGTCTTTATGCCTCTTTACCGCATCAGACAATCTTTCAACTGCAATACCAAGTGGGGGCATATTTAGCCAACCCTGCGACCTCTTCTCGATTGTTGTCCAGTTTTGGGGGTTTTCTTTTTCAACGCCAGTAAATGGGAAGGGATGCTTCTGCCATTTCTTTTCAAAAGAAGATAGGATGCCCCGCATATCACGAAGCGGAACTAGCACCTTGGCATTAGGCCAGATTGCAAAAAGCATATCTAAATGCCCAATCCAAGAACGGCATTTGTCTGCTACAATAGGGCGGTCTGTTAGCCTATTAAAAGCATTCTCGCACCCACCCTTCACATAATCATAGAACAAAGTCTCGCCATCCTGGGGGATAGGAATTGTCTTAAACTCTTCAGTGCCGTGGAATTGTCTGGCTATGTAGCCAATTTCGTGCAATCCGCTAGTGGCTGTTGAATGAACTTTAGGATTTTGTGCCAGTAAGTTCATCAGCAAGGTTGAGCCTGCTCTGGGTAGGCCAGATACAAAGTGAATGGTTTTAGACATAAAAGGATTTTGAATTAAAACTAGGATTTCTACAAGGTTTTTATTACTGTAACATTTGTGTTTCCTTGGAAGGTTAGTCCAACCCCAGCCGTCCAAGAAGTGTCGGTTATTCTGGCTTGAATCACCAATGGCGAGGCTGTGCCGTAAAATGCGCCACTTCCAATAAAAGCTGATTGTGGAACACGGCAAAGAACTGTGGCTAGGTTGGCGCAATCCCTAAATGCATGACTCGCGATACCAATTACGCCGTTAGGGATGTTGATGCTCGTTAGGCTGGTGCCTTCAAACGCACTATTCTCAATACTCGTCACGCTGTTGGGGATGGTGACGCTGGTTATACTAGAGCATTGATAGAATGCCTGACTTCCAATACTAGTCACGCTGGATGGTGCGGTAAATGTTACACTAGTTAGATTTGTACAATACTCAAATACATGACCACCAATACTTGTTACACCAGTTCCAATGGTAATGTTGGTCAAGCTGGCATTGCTTGAAAATGCATAATCTCCAATGCTTCCAACGCTGTTTGGTATGGTGATACTAGTTAGACCAGCATTTTGAAATGCGTAACCTCCAATACTTGTAACGCCATTTGGAATAGTAATGTTAGCTAGACTGGTGCAATTTTTAAATGCATATTGACCAATGCTAGTTACGCTGTTGTTATTTGCAAAGATAACAGAAGTTACTGTGCTTTCGTTTTCAAGCCAAGATATAGGTATATCTCCAGTATTTGTTGATCCAACTTGAACTCCAGAAGAGTTGAAGGCTCTCGATGTTGTGATGGGTGCAGACCCACCACTTCCAATTTTTCGTCTAGTCTGTATTCCTAATCCTAGTGAAAGTCTTGGCATATAATTACAATACGATTATCCACCAGTAGATTAAGTCTGTGGATGAATGATTTTGGCCAAAATTAACCAGCTATATAACCAATCACAGTGCCAGTTCCAGCCGTATAGCTGTTAAACTCTCCGTAAATGATGTTTCCAGATCCAATTGTTACGCCAGTAAGCGTTCCGTCATATCTCCCGCTGATTGCGCTAAACGTGGTATCCGTGAGCATCTGGATCGCCCAATAGCCAGCCGTAGCTGTTCCAGTGCTTCCAACCGAAAATCCGTATTGACCTTGAAATTTATCTAATGCTCTTGACATATTATTATCCTTTAATCCTTACGATTGTAAATTGCCATTGCACCGCCAGTTAAAGCAACTTGGTCGATGTCACCATACACTGTTACTCCTGCATTAAATGTGGCAGAAGTTGTTGCACCACTAATAACAAGCGTAGCAGTGGAAAGCGTAAGAGCAGTTACCGCATCGTAGCTTCCAGTATTAGTGGAAGCTGACGATGCAATAATTGTCCCAGCATTACCAAGCGTAAGGCGGGATAGTAGCCGCATACAATTAGGTGTGTAGTGCGATTCTGTAAGACGTTCCGTTGAGCGTTACGTTTAAGGACGCAGGGGATGTTGCAACAGTATTAACTGTGCCACCGCTGGAGCTTGCCGTAAACTCAATTACGTTGGTCAAGCCTTGGGTATCAAAGCGGATAGCTTTTCCCTTGGCCTTGCGTTGGCTTCGTACAAATTCATTTGCCATATTTTTTTCTCCTTATAGCCGCACGTTTGATACTATCTGGCGTGTACTGGCTTCTAAACCTACTGCCAAGCTTTTGTTCCTGGCGATAGTACCCCTTCAACAAGTTTGTTTGATTGACTCCCAGCGGGTTGTCGAGGGGTTCGCCAACCCCCACCAGGCTCAATCTTTGCGGGACGGTGAATCGTTTAAGGTAACGAGGGACAGAATCCCTTTCGGCCACAGCCTTTTCCAGTTCGACAACTTTCCCATTTCTGGAGTCCTCGTACTGGTAAATAGGCATATTAGCTATAGTTATTCTTATCCGACTCCTCGGCCATCTTCATCATCTTTTCCTCTTCGGACATTGAGTTTTCGCCTTCGGCCATGTCTTCCGACTTGTCCTTAGACTCGCTCTCGCTCATAGCGTGTTCCACATTAACGTGGGCAACACCATTCTCGATCATGTCAATTGTTCCAGAGAGTTCTACAGAATCACCTACTTCTGGCGAAACATTCTCGCTGCCATCGTTCATTTCGAACTTGGAAACGGGAAGCATCACCATTCCAGACTTCATCATTTTGTTCATAGGTTTTCCAGATGAGGAATGGGCTGGGGAGGTTTGACCCTCCCCAGCTTTCCGAGGACCCATAGCGATTACTAGGGTTCCCATTTAATTATTAGCTGTAGTTGGACTTCGCAACGATGACTCGGAAGAACCGAGGATCGAGTTGCTTGGCCGCGTAGAACGTCTTGAAGGACGCTACGATGCGCTGTCCATACGGATCGCTCTTGTCTGCCGCATCGAGGATCGTGACCTTCGGAGCGAAGGGCGAGCCAGAGGCTGCCAACGAGGACAAGCTAGGAACACCAAACGCGCCACCACCGAGGAGGACGTTTGCGTAACCAGTGTTAACACCAGTTGTTCCTACGCTGTTTTCAGCGATACCAGAGGCGGAGGTATTGAAGGTCTGGACGTTGGTCGAAGAGATGACCGACACGCCAAACAATTTACCAGTCTCACCTTTGAAGATTTGGTCGGGGGCAGAGTAGCTCGACACCTTCAACCAATCATCGTCCTGCTGTAGATCACGGATAACGGCAGGATGCGCGACAAGCGCGTAGCCGTCCTTGATCTTAGGAGCGCGGGCGATGAACAACGAAGTCGCACCATCGAGCAAGTCGGTGGCGGTCATTGCGCTGTTAGCAACGGACGAGGTAGCCCAGGTCGTGCCGTTAGTCGTGTTCTGAGCATAACGGGCATACGATTTGGTGGCTACGCCAGTACCAGTGCTGGTAGAGGAATCCTGCACCAACGCGCGGTGACAGAGGGTGTCAGCGTGGAGGGCGGCATCTTCGCCGAGTTGTTTGGTGGCCTGTGCCAAGTGCGAGAACAATTCGGTTGCGAGAACAACATCCGTTAGGATGATCTTGCTTCCGTACTGTACAAGCGTGGCTTCAACCGAGGACAACGTGAGATCACGCTCGTCACCAGAAGAAGGAGTCGTTCCTTCCGACAAAGCGGAGATCGCAGAGATGCTGGGATCACCGAAGCGGAAGAACCGAATCGTTTTGTTTCCACCCGTTTTGGTCGGGTAGGGGGTTTTCATTGCGAATTGCTCCATCTGGAGCAATGGGATTGCGCGTTCAAGCAATGCTTTTGAGAAGTATGCTTGGAACTGCGCGCTGACTGAGCCAGTAGTTACCATATAATTAAGTATCCTTGTTTGTTATGACTACTCAACCTCTGTCAACTTCGGATGCCATCTTCATCAATTCACGTTCTTGCTCATCAAGAGTCAGTTCGTGAAAAGCTTTAGTCTTGGCAGGACCTTTGGGTTGTCCAGACGCTGGAGTAGTCGCTTTTCTGAGTTGAGAAAGTTCTTTCTCATACTCTGCAACCTTTTTCGACAAATCGGAGGCGGACTCCGCTTGGAGCTTAACCTTGGCAATTCCAACCGCATCCTTGATACCCGCTGGGTAATTACGCAGGATTGCGTGGTTTTGCAACATTTCCGATACGGCTTTATACAATGTGCTGTTTGAATCTTTAAGTTCAGGATTTGCTTCTACCTCATCAAGCAAATTTTTATCCCAGGCAGACTTTAATTCTGCTTGGGTCTTTTGCTCGACTTCTTTTCTATCCTCGACTTCAATGTCACCAGCTTTTTGTTCGGCAAGTTTTGCAAGATCGTCACGGCCTTCATCACGGTAGCTCTTTGCTGCTTCCCTGTAATCTTCCGCGCTAAACTTGCGACTGCTCGATTTTGTCTCGCCT